GCGTTTTTTACACCGCCCTGGATACAAATACCTTTAAGATAAAGATCTTTGCCTCCATTCTTGTTTTCAGTAGTCTCGACAACCATACCTGCTTGGTCGAATGTCAATGTCTCAGTTAAATTAAACACCTATAAGTTCCTTAACTATTAAGATCCGATAGTACTTTTACTATCAGTTCCACTTTCGCCTGCGCCTTTTTTCTCAGCGCCGTGGCCTTTTGAGTTAGCACTCATTGACTTTGAAGCTTTTCCGCCTGGTACGTTAACGTTCCCTGCGTTATCTTCTTTAGCCGAGTCAGCTTTCCCACCTTTTTCATCGCCACCTTGTGCAATGTTTCCAGCAGTTCCACCCATGTCGTTAGCGCCAGCTACTGGAGACTTAGTGTTATCACCGTTGTCGCCCATATTAGCTGTTACTTTTTCAACATACTCACGCATTTCAGTGTTGGCATCTTTTTTGCCTTCAAATGCTGGTGCTACTTCAAGATCGGCTTCAGGAGCAATAGCTTCTTCTGCCTCATCGTCATCACCTTCGTCGTCTCCAGCGTCCATATCCATTTCTGGTTCTGCATCGCCTTCGTCTTCGTCACCGTCTTTATCAGCCATCATAGCGTCAAATTCAGCTTTTAGGTCATCGAATGTATCTTCCAAATCAGTGACTCTGTCTTCAATGTCTTCGTCATCTTCTTTGTCACCTTCTTCGCTGTCTGCGGCAATATCTGCCATCATGTCATCAGCGGCATCGCCACCCATGTCATCTTCAGCTTCTGGTGTAATTTCGTCTACAAAGTTTTCGTCAACTTCTTCGTCTGAAGCTTCGTCTACTTCTTCATCAGTTGCTTCGTCTACTTCTTCGTCAGTAGCTTCGTCAACTTCTTCGTCAGTTGCTTCGTTAGTTTCTTCGTCGTTGCTTGACTCATCAACTTCTTCGTCAGTAGTTTCATCTACTTCTTCATCAGTTGCTTCGTCTACTTCAACTTCTTCTACGTCATCTTTTAATAAGTTTTCATAGATATCGCGTGATTTCTCAACTACGATTTCGTGGAACAATTCTTCTGCTCCCGCTTTGTCTTCAGCAATTAGCTTTTCAAGCATTGCTTCAAATTTATTTTGATTAGCCATTTTTTATCTCCTCCTGTTGTTTAGATACGATAAGCTGTCAGTTGTATTTATGGAAAATGATTAAAAGGGTGGTTAAACCGGTCAAAACGAGCCGATTTTACATTAAGATTGTAAATTCACGAATTTTTCAGTGAATTCAGCTACTGTAATATGGGATAGGTTACCTAAGGGTCTTAAATTGTCTGGGCAGTAATCATCCTTATTCTCTACTACACGTATATATCTCTTTCCAACATTTTTTTGAATTACTATTCCTGTTTGCCTGCTCCAATTGCCATGATATGTTGCTACTTCTTCGCTTCTTTTGTAGTTTTTTGTATTTGCATACAAATTATTAATTTTGCCTTCTATTCCTTCGTAGTCAAAGCCTAGTATGTATATTTCGCTGTGTTGATGATCTGCACCATAAGATGCTAACCATAATGCTGTAGGTCCACTTGACCAACCTAAAGGATCAGCAAAGTAGTTAAAGCAATGAAATTTTTCGTATAGTTTGTTTGGATTAGTCCAAACTTTGTTTTCGTGTTGATACTTTGAATTGTTAATTTCAGTAACCATCTTAGTATCTACAGCAACAAGATAGTCAGGTCTTAATCCTGATCTGTAAACAGCGTTACAGGCATATAATGTTCCGTGTGCTTTAAGTGGTTCTAAGGGTATAGGTTTTCTTGACGTGCCGTTACCAATAACAAATGCTATTGACATTTTTAAACAGCCTGTTCTGCATTCGCGGCAAGTCCATACATTTGTCTTACGAAATGTAATTCCTTGTCCTGCTCCTCTTTGTGCAAATCAGATGCTTTACGCATTTTGTTTATCTGACGTAATGTTAAACGTGTCTTACGTGTGTCGTCTTTTTTCATAATTGAATCATCAGACTTGGGATCGTAAGCGTTGTTTTCAACTGGCTCCAAAGTTTCTTTATCAAAATAAAATAGTTCACGTAGTATCATGTTAATATTTATCCTTCAGCGCCTGGTACTGGGGCATCATCGCCTGTTACTGTTTCTGGTGGTGTGCCTGCTCCGCCATCTTCTGGTGCCGGTGCGTCTGGATCAACTGCTTCATCTTCCATTCCGCCAAGGTCTGCACTCATGCCTGCGGCACTAACACCTGCTCCACGCATTTCGCCTGCGGCGTCTGTTGGAACTGGAGTTAAGTTTTCGTCATTTTCTTCACGCCAGAACTTTTCGTTCTCTGCAACTTCTTCTGCACTTAGTCCTAAGAAACGTTTAAGTGCAAATCTATTTGACACATAAGGTATAGCCGCCATTTGAGTAAATGTTCCAACTCTTGCATTGTCAAGTTCTGATTGTCTGTAACTTGCAAAGTTTTGTGGTGGTTGCATCCTTAGGTCAAACATTGCTGTGTCAATGTTAATACCTTTTTCTAATAGGTAGCGTTTAAAGTCTTGATTAAATTGTTCTGTTAAAAGTCCTTGTAGTCTTTCGCAATAGGTGTTAAAGCGTAACTCTTGAATGTACGCAGTACCCACTCGCCCATCTTGGAATGCACTAGCACCATCGTCAGGCCCTGTAGGAAGATAAGAACTAGGAATACGCAAACCGCGTACCAACTTATTAGTAAAATATCTAAGATCATCAATCTCTCCTAAGTTTGTACCACCTGGTAGTGTTTCAACTTTAGATCCACGTCCTTCTGCTGTTTGCGGAAAGAAGTAATCTTCGTTAATGCTTAATGGGTTATAGCTAGAGTCAATAACATTATTTCCTCCACCTGTACTACTTGGAATACGTCTTTGGTGTATATCTGTTTTTACACGTTCAACAAATTGCATTGCCAAGTGTGATGGCATATTACCTACGTCAACGTAAAATACTCTACGTTCAGGTGCTCTTTGCACTCTGTAAATAATAATAGCATCTTCTAATAATTCTTTTTGTTTGTATACTTTAAATATACTTTCTAACAAACTGTTACCAAATGGGAAGTTGTTGTCTAACCCTTCTGATAAACTTAGGTGTACAATATGTTCTGCATCAACTGCAAACTCTGATTCGCCTTTTGCAAAACGTCCACCTTGTAATGCTTGGTTAGGTGCACCTGTCATTCCACGTGAGCCACCAGTCATGTAACCTTCGCCACCGCCTGTAACATTACCGTTTGTTTGTAATGGAGTAGTTGCTACGTTTGAAACAAAGTTTAAGTTTACATTTTTAATAACATACTGTTCAGGTTTTTTACCTTCTGATTCGTTAACAATAATCTTTGTAACGTTTGCAGGATCAATGTAATGCCATTTTTTAGTTTCTGGATCTCTAATAAAAAATGCATCACCATACTTGAATACATTACGTAAAATACGAAACATTTTTGTTTCAAAGTTTTGTATTTTACACCACTGTTGTAAGTATAGTTTAAGTGTTTGTACTTCTGTATTAGTTGCATCAGATTTGAAATCCATAACAAACGGACTTCTGTTTGAAGTATTTTTTTGGGTTGTAAATTCTGCTAAAATATCTAATGCGGCATTTACTTCACTATCGTTGTCCATAGTGTTATATTGTCCGTATCTTTCAACACGATTTGGAGAACCTACATATACATCTGGCAAGTAACTTGAATAGTTTGCTTGGGCAGGACCCATACCTTGGTTAGTACTTCCGCCAAGTGGGCTATAACTGCCGTCTTGGGCAGAACCTGTTGGAACTGGCGTAAAATAACGTTTCCAACTCATTATGCCGCTCCTGATATTGCGTTTGTCATAGCTTTTCCACCTTTAGTTTGTTTTTTAAGTTCATCTAATATAAGTGTGTTAGTACTATTTAACTGATTCAGTAAGCTACTCGACTTATCTTGACTCTCATTATTGACATTTAATACTTTAGTAAACGATGCTTTGGTTTCAGCATCCATATTTTTGTATTCTTCGTTGTATTGTCCAATTTGTTTAATTAATTCTTTTAAGTTTTTGGTTACTTGTTTAAGGTTTGCACCATCCATAGTTTCAATATATGCCGCAATGCCTTGTAACCCATCTCCAATAGCTTTAATTCCAGCGGAATCAATATCAGCAAACGCCTCAAGGTCGTCAGCCATATCTTTCATTCCACCATCATTGCCAAACAATCCGCCAATGAATTTACTAAAGCTATCCATAATACCGTCACCGGTAAATGCCGCAATACCTGTTTGTAAACTAGTTAATGCAGGACCCATATCCTTCATTGATTTAGAATCAATACCTTCAAACGATTTAACGCCTGCGGCAATTTTTTCTAATACGCCTTCACTCATAAACGATGCAACAACACCGCCTTTAGCAAGACCCATAATATTATCTGTAAGTGGTTTTAAGGCCCCACCAACGTCACCTAATTTTTTTGAATCAAGGTCTTCAAACTTTTTCAATCCAACTGCAACATTGTCAACAGATGTGGTGATCGAATCTATCAACGCCGCAATTCCAAATCCTGCTACACCTACTCCAGCAAATGCTACTCCAATTGCTAAAACGCCTGGCGTTGCTAATGCTAACGGAGCCGCCATAGCCGCAACAGCCGCTGTGAATCCAATTAATACAGCCGCGGCACCAATACCGCCCCACATTAATGCTTTACCCCACGATTCAAATTTTTCAATTATTGGACCTAATGATTCAAACAATCCTCCCATTAGTCCACTTGATTTCGAACCTGCATTTTTATTATGCTCCGGATGTCCTGGTGGCGGACCTGTGTCAGCACCAAATAATGTTTTGATAGGATTAATAAGATACTTGGTTACTAGTTCACCAATGCTTAACTTGCCCCAGTCCTTTTTAAAGTCTTCAACCATTGTACCAAGGTTGTCAAACAATGTTCCTAGTCTATCAACAAATCCCTGAATAGATGTTTGTGTTTCGTCTTTGTTGAACCATGCTGTAAGGTCTGACATCACTTTTTGCAGTTTGTCAAATATACCTGAGTCAAGCAATTTAACTAAGATAGTACTACGTATCTTTTCAATCATACTATCAAAGTCAGTAAGTGTTTTATCTTTAGCCGCAATAGCATCTAATTGTTTTTGTTCTGCATCACTAAGTTTTCCACCAACTTCACCCATTTTTGCTAGTGCTAATACAGCATCATATGTAGTATCACCTAGTGCTTGTGATTGTGCAATTACTGCCGCATTTTCCTTAACAAACCTTTTTGCTTCTTCTACTTGCAAGTTAGTCATCTCTGCAAAATCATCTGCTGATAAAGAACCATCTCTCAATCCTTGTGCCATTGTTGCAAACTCTGGATTAGTTCGTAGCAAACTCTTTCCAAAGTCACTTAATGGAGCACCGTTAGTTGCAATCAATTCTTTTATTGCGTCTTCCATTTCTGGACTTCCGCCTTTGATCAATGCTAAACTAGCATTCATTTGTTCTTGAACGCTAGAATCCATGTTCATGAACAATGCTTGTAATCTCTTATCAGTACTTTGAGCTTTTAATTCTTCTGCGGCTTGCTTTCTAGACATACCTGTAATTTTAGCAAGTGCATCAAGTTGCATAATATAATTCTGTGTGCCTTTAGCAAGACTTCTATCAGAACGATCTTTCAATCTACCTTGAATTCTTTGTAAGTCAATATAGTCAGCTGTAAACTCAGTTACATCTTCCATTGTCATACCTAGTTTAGAAAAATCTGTTTGTGATTGCTGTACATATTTTGAAATTTTAGAAAATCTATCAGCACCTGTAGTTGCACCGCCAAATGCTACTGCTAACATCTGTGAATTTTCTTGTATTGTACCTGCTAAGGTAGCCATGTTTAATCCTGCTTCAGCGGCACGTCTTTGCATTTCAAACATACTAGAACCAAAGTCAATACCTGCTCCAGACAATGATCTGTACATGTCAATTTGATTATCAAGTACATTCAGCATTGTTTGGCCAAACTGACCAATCACGCCGCCTACAATAGGAAATTTTGATATTAGTCCTGTAACATGCTGTCCAAAGTCACTTATTCGATTACCGCCAGCAATTAGTTCTTTACCAAGACCACCAAATGTTTGGATAGTATTACCTATTCCGCTGAATAGTCCTAATGAGTATCTATCAAATGCTTTTGCAGTATTTCTAACTCGTTCTGAAAGTTTCTTCTGTGCTTTGGTTGCGTCTTTCTTAGCTTCAGTACCTTCTGCTGTAGCCTTGTTATCTTCTTTAGATATAGCAACGCCTTTGGTTTTGACGTCATTTGCCATTTTTTCAGTGGCCGCACCACCGCCCTTGGAGCCTTTTTCCATTAGTGCAACTAGACGTTGGAGAGTAGCTTCACTAGCCGCATTGCTA